TTAGGCACCGTAACGGAACAATACGAAGTTGTTAGCACCCAAGGTACATACACAACGCTCAGACAAGAAGTTAACTTCCATAGCATCCAAGTCGCTAGTAGCAGCACCACCGGCAGAACCAGTGATCCAAGTCTTGTAACGACGATCCTCGGTAGCAGTTGCGCGGTAACGAACGTGCAAGAAAGGACGCTTGGCGTTCTTACCCAACACTTGGTCGTATACTGTGGTAGAACCAGCAGGTACCAACAAACCAGTGATTACGTTAGCAGTGCTAGCACCAGTAGTAGATGCAGTCAAACCACCACGCATGGTAGGATCGTTCAAGTATTTCCAGTCAGACTTGTAGAAGTCTTAACCACGACGGAAACCACTGAAGCCCAAGTTCAAGGCCATGTTAACATCGTTGTCGAACAAACCGAAAGATGCACCGTTTGCAGCGGTACCACCGTTGTAACCATTCAAGGTAGCCAACATGTCGTCGATGTCGAAACTGAAGTCACGGTTAACGAAGATTACGTTCTCTTCGATAGAACCTTGCTTGTCCAAACGAGAAACGATAGAATCGAAGTCGGCCAAAGTGGTTGGGTTACCACCGCCCCATACGTTTCCACGGTCGTTTACTACGTAGAATACACCTTCAGAACCTTTGTAACCGGCAGCAACAGCACCTGAACCACTTACGGCAGGAACGGCTTCGATCATAGCGGTTTCCAAATAGTCTTCGAAACGCAAACGAGTCTCATGCTCAGACTTCAAATACCACAAGTAGCCAGATGCACCATTCTCGGTAGTAACCTCGATCCATCCGATCTGAGCCATGTCAGAACCAGATACCGCATACTTATCCTTGATGATGATAGGGCTGTTGTCGTAGATGTCATCTTCTGCTTCCAAAGAACCTTGCATTCCGTTAGTTCCTTTTTTGAATTCAGAACCGTAGATGAAGATTGTGAAAGTGTTACCAGCAGATGCGTTGGTCATACCGGCTGCTTCGTAGAAAGCAACATCGATAGTAGCAGCGCTAGTGTTAACGGCAGTGATGATACCTTTGTTCTGGGTAGGACCAGCAACGTTAGGAGTGATCACTACGGTTTGGCCTACACGCAATGCAATGCTACCGGCAGTCAAACCAATAGAAGCACGGTTAGGAACCAATACGTCGTTGATAGTGAAAGTCGCAGTATCTGCGCTAGACAACACGGTGGTAGTACAGTTGATGTACTTGATGTGCAAACGGCCTTGTTCAGCCCATTTGATCATGTCTGAGTTGGATGGCATTTCAGCGCCAACCATACGCAAGAAAGAAGCGATGGTACGATTACCATAACGCTCAAATTCTTTCTCGTAAGTATCAGGAAGATACTGGTTCAAGAAGTTGAAGTCGGTAATGTAGTTAGTAGATAGGGGGACCTGTTGCGCACTCGGCTGCAACTGATAGGTCGGGGTAGATAAAACTGCCATTGTAGTTTAATTTTTCTTTGTTGTAGTTAGATTCTTTTTATACTTCGGATTTTCAAACCTTTGCCGGAATCAGGATTTACCGATTTAACCTGGAACCCATCCTTCACCGATGACTGAGGTGCCTGTCTTTCGCTCATATTAATGTTCTTAATTTTGCGATTAACATCCTCTGTCGCGGCTGACATACCTTGTTCATAAAAGAACTTGGCAAATCTTTCAGGGTTCATTGCCACCGCCAACGCCCTATGGTAACCCACTGCATCCTTGATCATCCCGTTATCGTCCAAGTACTTATTGATAAAGTTCGTTGGTGTCAATTGGGCTTTCTTCAATTCAACAGCATCCCCCGGTGCGAAACGTAAAACTTGATCGTTCAACTTAAACTCAAAACCTTTGAATTCATTGTTAAACACCTCGTCGGTTTTCTTTGAAAACCACTCACGCTTACGCTCGGCTTCTTGCTCCATAGTTTTCGCCTGCGATATGTATTGCTTGTACGCTTGCAACTCTTCTTTTTCTTCTTGAGAAATGTCTGCCGTTCTTGACTCAAGGGGCATCTTGTACTTCTCTTTCTGAGTGTTGAAGTATTGCTTGGCTTCTGCAATCATTTTCTTTTTAGCCAGTTTGGCTTTCTTGATAGTCGAGTCATCGTCCAAGTCCTCATTGTATGAGTAATCTTCCATTATGACATCGATATCTTCGTCGTCCAAACCAACCTGTGTTGTCTTGAGGTAACTGCGTAAGATACTATCAGGGTCCATTGTGTCGAAGTCTTCTTTCAACTTGAGGAAGTCTTCAAACCCACGGCCTGTTTCTTTGCGGTACTTCAAGTATGCTGATACATCCTCGGGCAATTGCTCGTCAGATCTCTCAGCGACCAACTCGTCAAACGAGTTGATTTGTTTGTTGTAGCGTTTGCTAATATATGAAAGAACGTCTTCCTCCTGTAACTCAACGCTCGGTTGTTGTGGCTCTGGCTGTGGCTCTTGCTGCAACTCAGACTCCAACTCAGGAGCGGGTTCGGGTTCAGGTGTAGGCTCGGGAGTTCTCTGATGGTCCATTGATACAGATTGTACCTGTATTTGTTCCTCGTGCTTATTAAGCAATTCTTCTTCCAACTCCTGTACGCCTTTACTTTCGATTGGCTTTACTTCTCTTACTTTGATTTCCATTTGATTAGATTTAATTTTTTACAAATTTATATATTTTTTCGAATATGGTTTAGCGAGGCTCGAACACCGACAAATCAAAGCCATCCAGAGAATCTTCTGTGGATTCGAAATTGATTGGCGGTAAGTCGTTCTTGCGCTGATTGATCAACTTAGACTGCTCTGAGTTCTGTTGACTAATCCGCTTTGCCTTGGCTTCTTCCTTGGCCATCTCTCTGCTATTCAATGTTTGGTTGTTTAAACCAGCGAGAGTCATGTTGTACTTGAACTCTTCACCCATCAACTGCTGCTTCAATCCGGCTTCTGCTTTCATTCTTTCGATTTCGAAAGCCACCTCTGCCTGCTTGATACGCATCTTCGATTGGCCTTCTGCCTCGATCTTCATCATAGCCGCTTGTGCTGACATCTGCTGAAGTTCCATGTTCTGTTGTGCAGCCATCTGTTGCTTCATCATCTCCATCTTATCTCTCTGCTCCTGCAACTTCATACGCTTAACCTTCAGCAATTGGTTTGCCATCTTAAGGTTCTTGATCTCGCGGATGTCAATAGCATCCTCAAGATTGATATCACCTTTTGACAAAGCCATCTGAATGTTGGCTTCCAACTGCGCACGCTGTTCTTCGTCAGGTGCAATTTCCAAGAAGATACCAAAGTCGTAGATGTACAACTCCTTGATTTCTTCCAAGATAGATACATTGTACTTACCGATACGACTGATGAAGTCGTCCTTGAAGTCTGCATATTGCAGGATATCTGCAATGCGGTAGGTCAATGCCTCTGCAACAGAGCGGAAGATATACAATCCAGCATCCAAGATGTGGCGAGTGGCTGTGTTTGAATTTAATGCTGCCAACTTCTGAAGACCAACCAATGAGTTGGGGTCAGGAGTGGATGCGTCTCTTGCTTCATTCAAGCCGGTAACCGTACGCAACATATCCATGTAATGGTTGTAGTTGGCAATCAACATCTGTGTCTTGGCGGCGCCAGAGTTGGATGTCAATTGAGTGATCGGTACTCTTGCATTGTTGAAGTCACCCTCTTGAGTGTAACTACGACCGATAACACTACCCGTTTGGAAGTATAATCTCAATGCATCTTCTGGGTTGTAGGCATTGCCTGTTCCCAAATCAACTTCGTTCAGACCATCGGCATCAATGAATACACCATCAGGTACTGTACGAGCAATTACTTGTTGCAACTTCAAGTGAGTCAACTGAATCAAGTCAGCGAATGGAATCATTCTGCGAACCAAAGACTCAATCGTTCCTTTGTACATACGAGGCGCACATGCCACATAGTTAGGCAATGCGTGCTGTACAGAAGACTTAGGACGCACCATGTTCTTGGACAACTCCCACTTCAATAAGTAGTTTGTACCCATGACCATAACGCCCTCATACCATACATCGATGGTCTTCTCTACTCTCTCGAACTTGCCATCCTCCATCATATCCATTGGTGGATTGAAGGTGTCATCTTTCTCAATGTAGCGGACGCCCCCACCCTCTAGATACTTCTTCTTATAAACTATCTTCTTGGTTGTTTTATAGTTAAAGTAAAGGAGAGTGGTGGTGTCCCTATAGAATAGCGTGTTCTGATAGAACTGAGCCACGTTGTAATAGTTGTACCAGTTCTGACTGCTCTTGGCAATTTCTTCCAAGTCAGCATTGGTCAGAGTAGGGTCTATCTTCAACAACTCAATGATCGGTAATGATTTAATCTCACCCCAATAGAAACAATCCTTGAAGTATGGGTCTTCAGTGTAACTGTAAACCACGTTAGCGGGGTCTACGTAAGACACTTGAACGCCTGTGCCGGGGAGGAACTCATGCTTGGTTACACCAATACCAATAACAGTCATGTCGTAGTCGACACGCTTTCTCAAGTCGAGATACTTGTTCTCGTCAAGGATGGTATTGATGGCTTCCTCTTCTGCAATCTCAATCGCTGGCTTGTAGTTCAACTGCATGTACAATGCCAACTCCTCATCGGTAGATGGCAGATCCTCGGGGTTAACCGTGAATGCGCTGATGCCTGTACGCTGTTGAACAATCTCTAGGATATCCTTTGATACCATCTGAGATTCAATAATGTCTTGGTATTTGCTACGCTTTGCTTGAGACATTGCGTCTTGAGCGTATGCCTTTACCTTAAACAATCTGTCTGACATACCATTCACTACGATATCCACGAACTTCGGGATAACCGGTACTGGAGTCCAGTCCAAATTCAAGTAAGACAAATCGCCATCGATAGCGAGTTCGTTCTTGTACTTCTGTACAGACTGCTCGCCACGAGCGTAAAGCCTAAGTCTGTGGAAGTCTCTCCACTGACCGTAATATCTACATTGGTTTCCGTCTTTGCGAAACCATTCATACTGGATGGCTTGCCCAATTTGTATACCGTATTCAGCCGACGCTTTCTCCTGATCAGAGACGAACTGATCTGGGAATCCCGTGGCTGATATATTAACTAAGACGTCCTTCATCGAATGATTTCACTTATATCCCCTTTGTTTGAGTACCTTGCAAAAGTAATGCTAATTTTTGATTCTTTTTTTTCAGGTAAATATAGGTGTTTTTGATTTGCCATAATAGCAAGCCCCGAACTGATTGACGCATCGAAGCGTGTTCTGTTGGATATGTCAAACTTTGCCCAGTCTTCAAGCGTCTTATTGAATGGCATTGTGCCTATCAAGTCAGGGTCTCTGTACCTACCCTCAAAGTCAAACCCAATGTGCTTCTCAATGTAGGACTCGATAGCCGCAGCGTGCGACTGCCTCACATCCTCCGATGAGTTTGGTATACCACCCAACTCACGCTCTGTCTTGGACAGATTGTTGTACAACTTGTCGGGTCGGTTGATGCTGTATCCTCGGTAGCCTCTGTTCTTCAAGTGGTATAGCAATCGCGGTTTGTTATTCTCCGCTAGCACCGGCATACCATAGAACACCAATGCCATCAGCACATCCTCGAAGAATATCTCCGCCGTTGGTGGTCTTGATATGTACTCAAGGAAGAACTCGTTGGTAGGAGCGTTGTCCATGTGGAACTTTGTCAGCCCATGCAATGCACCATTAGACCCACGCCCATCGACGGTGGCCGAGATATCATATGAGTCACAACCGAACGAACCGAGATGCTCGTTGCCGGGGTACTTGATTCCGTTGCGGGTGATCATGCTGTTCTGCATGTTGGCGTCGGGAACCCAACTCACCAAGAACCTACCCCTGTTGTCGGGAACGAACAGCACCTTGGTATCCTTGATGCCATCCTTCCACATAAACGTACCGCGTGTCACCGTGTGGGCTAACACTTGCGAGTCGTTGTAGTCAATCTGTTGGTATATCTTGGTAAGGTTAAAGAGCGATGACTTGCTCTCATCACGGAATGCGTGTGACTCCGTGCGTGGGAACTGACGATAGAATTCGTTCAACGAATCTGCATCGTTCTTGAGCGAAGCAACTTCCGCCTCCCAATAATCAATGGCTCCAATCTTAATCCAGTTGTTGTCTACGCCTCTTACCGGTTTGCTAGGAGTCCTAAACACAGGCATACCATATCGATCGATAAAGCCCTCCATGTTCCACTCCATTGGGATAAATAGATTGTATAGACCACTCTTAGTTTGTCCGTTAGCATTTCTAGTTGCTGCATTTGAATCTTCGTATAGTCTTTTGTAGTTGTCACCACCCTTGCTCAGTGCGTTGGATGTAGAACCCATCATGCACTTGCCGATAATTTTGCTACCGACACGCAAACAAGTCTTGGTTACACGCCAGTTGTTGAGGATGTTGTTTGGTTTAACCCACTTCGCACTCTCGTCATGAGCCAAGAACAATAACTTTTCCCCGTCATATGAGTTCTCTTCTGTGTTACGCCAGTCAATGGTGGTATCCAATCCATCAATCTCATCCATAGAAACATCGTACATGTTCTTCTTGGTAATCTTCGATGCTGGTACTCGGTATGCCAATTCAGTCTTCGGCTTGTCCATACCATCCATCACAGGCTTGAAGAAGAACGGCAACTTGCTGTTGATGGGAACAACCTTGTCGGTAAACATCTTCTTGGCATCGATACCGGTCTTAGATAGAATACCTACCCTTGAATCGCGTGCCAATGTACCAATGTTTACCACCTCTGAAGAACACATGAACGAGAATCCCGAACGACGTATCTTCAGATAGATCATCCCGAAGCAACGAATGTCCGCCTTGCATGCCTCCCAAAAGATAAAGAATATCCTGTTGGCTTCCCGATAGTCGGGGTATCCAACATCAATGCGAGACCACTGAAGGTACATCCAATGACTCCCCGTGATGTAGGTGGGTTCGCCATAGTTCATGAACCAAAATCCCTGCTCACGGCTGTCGTAATGGTTTTCGATAT